ATAAATGAATTATCACATCCAGTAAAAACTTTAACTTTTACAAACTACGCTGCCGCTGCCGCAATGGCTTTAGCTGGTGCTGCTCAAATAGCTACAATATCTGCAACAAGATTTGATTCTGGCGGGGGTGCTAAACCAACAACAACAGACGATACGGGTGGGGGAAGTTTAAATGCTGCGACACAACCGCCATCTTTCAACGTGGTTGGGCAGTCGGGTTTTAATCAAATTGCTGGAGCATTAGGGCAGCAACAACCAGTACAAGCATTCGTAGTTGCTGGAGATGTCACCACAGCACAACAACTACAAAACAATACAATTCAACAAGCAACTTTTTAAATAAAATAAAATGGAAATAATAGAACTTATATTAGACGAAAACGAAGAAATGACCGGAATAGAAGCTGTTTCTATCGTTGAAAACCCAGCCATAGAGAGCGACTTTATTGCTCTGGCTAGTGAAGAAGTGCAATTGGCAAAAGTAGATGAAGAAAAGAAACTTTTAATGGGAGCTGCCTTGATACCTAACAAACCTATCTACCGAAAAAGAAACGATACTGACTTTTATGTATACTTTTCAAAAGATACTGTGCGTAAAGCAAGTGAAATGTTTTTTCAAAATGGCAACCAAAACAATGCTACTTTAGAACACGATATGGAAGTTAAAGGGCTAACAGTTGTAGAAAGTTGGATTGTAGAGGATAACAAAATGGATAAATCAACTATGTATGGTTTAAATGTGCCAAATGGTACGTGGATGATATCAATGAAAGTTAACAATGATGAAGTTTGGGAAGAATATGTAAAAGAAAATAAGGTTAAAGGTTTTAGTATAGAGGGCTACTTTGCTGACCGTGCTAAAATAAGCAGAGACAGCGTTAAAGATGAAATGACTGCTATTGAAAACACAGAAGCGGAATACATATTAAGTCAAGTTAAAAATGTATTAAGCAATGAAAAAATCACATTAGAAAGTTATAATGATTATCCAAATTCAGTTAGCAATAATGCTAAAAGAGGTCGAGAACTTAATGAAAAAGTAAATAATAAATGTGCTACAGACGTGGGAAAAATAAGGAGTGCGGACTTGTCAGCAAAAAGAAAACTGACTGTGCCAACAATTAAACGTATGTATAGTTATTTATCTAGAGCAGAAACATACTATGACGCTAGCGATACGAAAGCGTGCGGAACGATTAGTTACTTACTATGGGGTGGGAAAGCTGGTTTGTCATGGAGTAGAAGCAAGTTGAAACAATTAGGAGAAATTAATTTAGAATCTGTAGTTGTTGATGAATACTTTGCAATTATTGACGACAGATTAGCATACAGCACAAAGGAAAAAGCATTAGAGATGGCTAAAAACATTGGGTGTGAAGGAATGCACGAACACGAATTTGAAGGAAAAATTTGGTATATGCCTTGCGAGAAACATCAAGTTGATGCTGGTAAAAATAGTAAAAGCCCTTGTTGGGATGGTTACCAACAAAAAGGTTGGAAAATGATTAATGGAAAAAGAAGACCTAACTGCGTAAAAATAAAATATGAAAAGGAAAATAAATAAAAGGAGAAAAGATGCTACAGTTAGCAAAATATCTAGAGTTGGAGGTAAAAGAGCTTGTTTGTGCGCTGATGCTACTTATCACGTGGACTGCTGCGATGGTACTTTACAAGCGCAAGAAATAGGCAAAGTTTAATTTTTTAAAATAGTTACTACATAATAATTGTGTTCTGCCCGTCTAAAGGGTATGAAAGCGCAAAGTATACTTAATCAAATCAAAGAAATTGTTGGTGTCAAACTATCAGAAGACACAGCAGTAAAATTAGAAGAAGTTAAACTAGATAATGGCACTATTATAGTAGCCGAAAAATTTGAATCTGGTGCTTCTGTATTCATAAAATCCGAAGAAGAAGAAATTGCTTTACCAATCGGAAAATATTCTTTAGAAGATGGCAGAGAATTAGTCGTTAAAGAAGAAGGATTAATTGAAAGCATAGGAGAAGTAAAGGAAGAAGTTGAAGAAAAAATAAAAGAAGAAGTTGAAGCTAGTGCAGAAGAAACTAGCGAAGAAAGTACTGAAGAAACTGAATTAGAAGAAGAAGAAATGCAGTATGTAACTAAAGAAGAATTTAACAAGGCGATAGATGAAATCAAAGCAATGATTGACAAATCGTCTAAAGAAGAAATGCAAGAAGAAACTGTTGCAGAAAACAAAGAAGAATTGTCTGCTGAACCCGCTGAGCCATTAGTACACAACCCTGAAGCAGAAGAAAAGCAAAAATTTGAGTTCCATATATCATCAAAAAACGTTGATACAGCAATGGACAGAATTTATGCAAGAATAAACAATAATTAAAATCAAAAAATAAAAAAACAAAATGGCTACAACATTAACAATAACAAGTCCAACTTATGCGGGAGAAGCTGCAAAAGGTTATTTGGCTGCCGCTCTTTTAGAAGGAAATACTATTGCTAAAGGTGGTATAGAAGTAAGACAAAACATTAGATATAAGCAAGTAATGCAAAAAATTGCTACTGATGCTAATGTAATTCAAAATGCAACTTGTGGATTTTCAGATACATCAACTGTTACTCTAACTGAAAGAATTTTACAACCAGAGGAGTTTCAAAGCAACCTTGAGTTCTGTAAAAAAGATTTTGTTCCTACTTGGGAAGCTATGGAATTAGGGATGTCTGCTTATAAGAACCCACCAAAATCATTTGTAGATTTTGTTTTAGGTCACGTTGCTGGATTAATAAAAGAAAAAACAGAACAAAATATTTGGGAAGGTGTCAATGCTAACGTTGGAGAATTTGATGGCTTTGTAACTTTAGCTTTAGCAGATAGTGATGTAATTGATGTTGCTTCACACGCTGCTGTTACATCTGCGAATGTAATTGATAAATTAGGTTCTATTGTCGATTCTATACCATCTAAATTATACAACAAGGATGATATGTACGTTTACATCAGTCAAAATATAGCTAGAGCATACGTAAGAGCACTTGGTGGTTTCTCAAGTAATATCGGTGCTGCTGGTACTGATTCTAAAGGAACACAATGGTATAACGGAAGTGGAGATTTATCTTTTGATGGAGTAAAATTATTTGTTGCTAATGGATTAGCTGACGATACAGCAATGGCTACTCAAAAATCTAATTTATTCTTTGGTACTGGTTTATTAAATGATATGAACGAAGCTAAAGTTATAGATATGAGCCCAATTGACGGAAGTCAGAATTTTAGAGTAGTAATGAGATATACAAGTGGTGTACAATATGCAATCGGTTCAGAGATTGTATTGTATCACGCTTAATTATTAACCTTAAAAATTAAAATAATATGGCGTGTTTAGCGACTAAAGGAAGAAATGTTCCGTGTAAAGATGTTGTCGGAGGCATCGCTAGAGTATATATCAGCGACTTCGGTACAATAAGCGGTTTAACATTAACAAATGATGAAGTTACTGGATGTACTGCAAGTTTTACAGCATTTGTTTACGAATTAAAAGGTGGTAACAGTTTAGAACAAGCAGTAACAAGTTCTCCTGAGAATGGAACAACTTTTTTCGAGCAAACTTTGACTTTAAATCTTCAAAAATTATATAAAGAAGACCATAAGGAATTAAAGCTACTTGCATACGGAAGACCTCAAATAATCGTAGAAGACTACAATGGAAATGCTTTTTTATGCGGTAGAGAACACGGTATGTCCGTGAGTGGTGGAACAATTGCTACGGGTGCTGCTATGGGAGATATGAGTGGCTACACTTTGACATTTAGTGGTCAAGAAGTGCTTCCTGCTAATTTTATTAGCGGTGCAGTTGCTGGTAACCCGTTTGCTGATTCTAGTGTGTTTAGTGGAACAGTAACTACTACTGCTGGAACAAACAGTTAAGATGTTTAGTGGGTGTTGTGTTTAAAGTAACATAATACAGGGTGTAGAAAGGGTGGATGGATTTATTTTATCCACCTTTTTTTTTAAAAGTTAAAAAATGCAAGTATTGAGTACAACAGGAGGAACAATCAATTTTATAGCTAGAGAAGATATTGTAGCTACTAAAAATTATCAGCTTACTTTAACATCAGAAAATAAAAATAAAGTCATTTTAACTGACAGCACACCAACTTTTGGAAGCAATGACTACTACTCTACTTATGCAACAAGTCAAAATTTAGTTTCTGATAGCTTTTACAACTTAGAAATTAAAAACACAACTGACAATACCATCATTTTTAAAGATAAAATTTTTTGTACTAATCAAAATGCCAGTAGCTATGTAATAACAAACAATGTTTATACAGAGCATAATACTGGTGCTAACGAATATTTATACTATAGTGGATAATTTACATCTTATACAATTAAATCAATATGAAGCACCTATAATAACTGAAGATAAAAACAGGGATTGGGTTGGCATTGGTGACGATAATGGGTATTATCAAGAACTGATTGACGCTTATATGAATAGCACAACGAATCAAAGTGTTATAAATGGAATATCACAACAAATATTTGGTAGAGGATTAGAAGCAACAGACAGTAACGAAAAACCCGAACAATTTGCACAGATGAAAGAACTGCTTAAAGACAGTTGTATGCGTAAAATTTGTTTAGATTTAAAAATGTTGGGTGAAGCATCATTACAAATTAGTTATACAGGTAAAAAAATAAGTGATATAAGGCATTTTCCTAGAGAAACGTTACGTGCTGAAAAAATGGATAATAAAGGAGAAATAAAAAACTATTATTATTCTGCTGATTGGGCTAAAGTAACACAAAATACAGAACTAAAAAAAATACCTGTTTATGGTAGTGGTGCTAAAAACGAAATATACGTTATAAAAAGATATGTAACTGGTTATTACTATTACAGTCCAGCGGACTATTGTTTGGCTTACCCTAAACTAGAATCCGAAATAGCAGACTATTTAATAAATGATGCTCAAAATTCTTTTTCTGGAACTAAAGTTATCAATTTCAACAGTGGTATACCGTCATCTGAAAAACAGCACGAAATCAAGAATCAAGTAATGGGCAAATTAACTGGTGGTTTCGGAGAAAAAGTCATTATTGCTTTTAATCATAATGCAGAACAAAAAACCACAGTTGATGATATACCCTTAAACAACGCTCCTGAGCATTACAGTTATTTAAGCGAAGAATGTAGTAGAAAAATAATGTTAACGCATCGTATTACATCGCCTTTATTAATTGGTTTGCGCGATGGAAACAGTGGTTTAGGTAGTAATGCAGAAGAAATACAGAACGCTCAAAGACTTTTTAGCAATACAACCATAAAACCTTATCAGGATTTAATTATAAGTTGCTTAGACGAGATATTAAGCACAAATAACATAGCATTAAACCTTTATTTTAAAACATTAGACCCATTAGACTTTATGGATATTGATGTTGACGACATTGACAATGAAGAAGTAAAAGAAGAAGAAACTGGTGTTAAGGAAGAAGAAGAAACTGAATTAAATAAAGTTTGTTTTCACGATGTATCGGATGAAGAATTAGACAAGTTAGCTGATGATTTAATTGCTTTAGGCGAAGATGAAGAAATGCAAGAATATGAGCTATTACACAGTCAAGAAGCAACAGATGATGAAGATAATATTTTAAGTCATTTTAAATTTGCTATGGCTACTAGGTCAACAGTAGTTAAATCAACACCAAAAAAAGTTAGTGAACAAGACACTTCACTATTTAAAATTAGATACAAATATTACCCACCTGTAACTGGCGAAAATAGTAGAAGGTTTTGCGAGAAAATGGTTAAAGCCAATAAGGTTTATCGTAAAGAAGATTTAGACAAACAAAGTGCTGCTAATACTGAATTAGCACCTAAAGGAGAAAGCAAGTATAATATATGGCTTTATAAAGGCGGTGCTAATTGCCACCACACTTGGGTTCGTAATATTTATTTAAGAAAAAACAATAAAAAAATTAGTGTTGGTCAAGCGCGTAGAATGATTACTGCTTTGCCTATAAAAGACGGAGAAAGGGATGCTGCTAGATATGAAACTAATGATGAATTAGTATCTACCCCACCATTTAAAATGCCTGATAGTGGTTATAAAAACCCAAGACCAAAAAAGAAAAAATAAATGAGCAAAGTATTATTTATACAGAGAAAAGATTTAGTAACATTTACTTCGGCAAATGGGAATATTGACACGGACAAACTGCTTCCGTATGTCGATATGGCGCAGAGTATAGAGGTGCAAAGATTAGTAGGCACAAAATTATATGATAAATTAAAATCTGATATTACTGGCGGCACTTTAACAGGCAATTATTTAACACTTGTAGATACTTATATAAAGCCAATACTAATTCATTATGCTATGATGTATGCACTGCCCTATTTAAGTGTTACAATTAGTAATGGTGGTGTTTATAGAAACAACCCTGAAAATGCTACTGCTTTAAATAGTGATGAAATCAACACTTTAGTAGAAAAAGAACGTGATGCAGCTCAATACTTTGCACAGAGAATGATAGACTTTTTAAATTTTAATGCTGGAAGTCAGTTTCCAGAATATTATACAAATAGTAACGAAGATATATCACCAGATAATGAAGATAATTTTGGAGGATGGGTGCTTTAAAAATATATTATGCCAGATAATACAATAAATTGGGGGCAAGGTGCAGTAGAAAACACTAATGATTGGGGAAAAGGTAAAACCAATTCTGCTAATAATTGGGGTAAAGTTTATGAAACATCGGCTGCTGGAGATACTAATATTGAGGGTGGTTCAGCGCTTTCTATAACTTATCCTGCTAGTGCTTTATGTGAAAACGCAAGTAATCCTACACCAACTGTAAGCGGTAATGAAGGTTCTGGCACATTTAGCTCAACTGCTGGATTAGTGTTTGTTAGTA